CCGCCGAGGTCGGCTGCTGCAGCCGATTGGCGACCATTTCCAGCACGACCCCGAAATCCGTGACAAAGACATTGACGCTGCCGGTGGCAATCGCCGCACCGCGCTTTTCGTTCACGTCAGACATCAGCGTCGCGACCTGTGCGCTCGAGGAGAACATGTAGCTCGAGAGCTTGCGGATGACCTTCGGGCGCCCCATGAGCACCGAAGGATTCCCGCCCGCCTCCCAGACGGCCTGTGCGACATCGCGCACGATGGTTTCCGAGAGCGCCCGCGCCGTCCCCGGCGTTGCCGCCGTCACCAGGCCGGTGCCGGTCTGGAATCCGCCGTTCGCACCGGTGGCGCCGTTGTTTGTGTTCGTGACGATCCAGGCGTCGAACCCGCCAACCCGGCCCGCAACCGCGCCGTCGTCGGCGACGCTCGCCTGGTTCATCATCGCAATCGCGTCGACATCGCGCTTGAGTTCCTGCTGACGCTTCAGCACCTGGTACGCGTAGGCGTCGCCGATCGCGATCGTCCCGCCGTCCTTCGCCCTCGAGCTTGCGGAGACGACCTTGTTTGAAATCTGGGAGTGATTCCCGACGCGCGTCCCGATTTTATTGTTATCCGCTCCGGCGTCGGCGCCGTCGAGCACGGCATTGTTCGGGTTCACCGCCTGCAGCTTGTCCTTTGTCCATTCACAGTATTCGTTTTCGTGCGATTCGCTGTCGCCCACCAGGTCTGTGAACGGCAGCGGGATGACGCTGATGTCCCAGATTTTCGACATGACATCCTCGGGGACGAAACCGCCTCGAGGCGCCGCCTTCAGTGCGGTATGAGTGACAAGGGCCATGGTACCTACCTCCGGTGCATGATGCTCCCGGCCCGCTTGGCGATGGATTCCTGCGTCGCTTTCGGCGCGCGCCGCGCGTTCCCGGTGCCGTTGACGGACGATCCCCCGCCAGCGCCGGCTGCGCCTTTCTGCCCGCTCGGCCTCTCGGCCGAACCCTCGGCAAGCTTGCGCGCCGCGTCGCGACTGGATCGGACTCGTTCGCGCAGGTCGGCGAAATCCTGCACCAGGAGCACTTGCCGGTGATCCATCAACCCTTCGACCTCGGTACGGCTGAACCCGTACTCCTTCGCCAGCGACGTGATTTTCTCGCGCGCGGCCGTCGCATAGTTCGGATCACTCCACCGAGGCCGGGCAAAGTGCAGGGTTTCCAACTCCCGCGCCCGCGTCGATTCGTGCTGTGCCTCGAGCTGCCGTAGCAGCCCCGCCGTCTGGGCATTTTTGGGAAGCGCATCGATGATCGCGGACAGTCTGCGATATTGCCCGATGCGCTCGAGCTCCCACATGCCGCGCTCATCGTCCAACTCATCGCGCGCCCTGTCAAGCTTCAGAACCTCCGGCAGCTTGTCCTTGAGTTGGCCCAGCGTCATCGATTCGGAACCGACCTGCAGCGTCAGCGCGTTGAAATCCTTGCGCGACATCCCGAGCGCCTTCGCCGCATCATCGATCGACTGCGGAGGCCCGGCCCGCTCGGCCTCGCCCGCCTCCTCCTCGTCCTCGGCCGCGCCCTCATGCCCGCCTGGCGCGCGGCCCTCCTCGCCGCCCCCATCTTCATCCTCATGGTCTTCCTCCTCGGGCGGGTGCGCGTCGAATGTCCCCGGCACATGCGCGGGCTTGCCGGCGATCAGCGCCGCCGCTTGCGCCGCCAGATTGCCGTACTGCCCGCCCCGATCGGGCGGGTCATCCCCTGCCGCGCTTGCCGCCGCTGCCGCCTGCTGGGTTGTCTTCGCTCGCAGGGTTTCCCGCTTCCCCGCCATGGGTTCGTGCTGTCCGGCCATCGCTTTCGCCGTCCTTTCTTGCCTGTGAAACATCGTTTTCGATCCACATCAAAAACGCAGATAGCCCTTTCAGGTCGCGGGATATTTCCACGATCCGGCCTACATCCCCGCTGCCGTCCAGCGCCCGGATCACCATAGCCTTTCGATACTCGGCAATCAACTCCCGCCATTCCGGCGAATGGACAAGCTTGCCGCGCCAGGTCGCGGCCGGCCCCGCACTCGGCCGGCTCATGCGCCCACACCCGGGCCCGCCGCCCCGTTCGGCGCGGGAGGCGCGGCCGCAGGCGCCCCGGCGCCCTGCACCGCGGCAACATCCGTCTTTTGCGCCTGGTTCGCCGCGCCCGCGGCCTGGCCCGCGATCATTTGCGCCTCCTCGAGCGGGTCAGGCTGCAGGGTCAACTTCGCCTCCTCGATCGCCGCCTTGACCGTGATGTCAATCAGGTCGGTCAGCGATTTGAGGTCGACCTTGTACTTGTCCAGCATCATCGCGGCCCGCGCCATCGCGGCCTGCTGCGCCGCAGCCGTCTGCGCCTGCTGCGCCGCCTGCTGTTGCGCCTGCTGCGCCGCTTGCTTCGACGGCGGACTGGCCGGATCGATAAAGTACCGCTCGGGTGACCTCAGATTGTTGGCATAGCACCAATCGATGACTGCGTTATAGCCGCGCGAGTCATCCGTGAGGATGCCGCCGCCCTTGCCGGCCTGGCCCAGCGCCGTCTGCGTCGCCATCACCGTCTGCAGCGCGATTCCGCGATCCGCCGCTTGTGTGCGCGACTCGCCCACATGCACGACAACCCCCGTGCGCGGGCGCCATTTGCTCGGGTCGGCCTGTAGCCACTGCCCGCCGATTTTCGCGGAGATTTCGCCGCCCCACTGCGTTCGAAGGAGGTAATGAGCGATTAGCCATACTTGGCGCATGGCCGTTTCCGCGAACGTGCGCGCCATCATCGCCGCGCGCGCCTCTTTGGTCGAATATTGCCGCTCGATGCCCTGCGCGGTCTGGTTCGTCGCAATCTGCATGGTCGACGCCTGCATATCCAGCGATGCGCCGCCTCGCTCACTGCGCGCCGTGTCGCAAAACGCCAGGAATGCCTGCACGGACGGCCCGGCGTCGATCGCCGGCACCGGCACCATGCCGTTCGGCCCGCGCATGCGCACGATGTCTTGCGTCGCGTCCTGTGCATCGGCCAGGTTCACCAGGGTTTCGTCGACCCCGATCCTCGGCCGGTTGACGCGGTGCAGGTTTTCCGTCCAATTGCGCAGCCCCTTTGTTTTCAATTCCTGGATTTCGCCGATGGAATCCCACAGGCTGACACCCTCGAGCCGATGCGGGAAGATGGTCACCACGCCCAACGCGTAGCAGACGCGCCCGACCGGCTCGGGCTTGCCGATGACGCGCCGCGCGGCCCGATGGTAGAACGCCCGGTAGCGCCGGCCCGTCGCCCCGCCCTCCTTGTCCGCCAGGATCACGTAGCACCGCCAAAGCTCGATCATTTCCGTGGCCGGCTGCGCCGCGCGCTGGCTAGCTTCACTCCACCCGACCGTCGCCGATCGCTCGATGTACCCCTCGTCCCCGCGCTCCACCCATGCGGGCAGGTCGCGCATTTCATCCTCGGGCAACCCTTCGGCGATCCAGTCCGTCCGCGACATCAGCACCCGGTCTGCGCAAAATCGCGCCTGGTTCGCGTCGCGCGTCGCGGCATTGCTCGTGACCCACGATTCACGCGGCACCGCCCCCAGCGCCAGGCGCTTGTCGACATCCACCCGCGTAAATCGAACCGTGTATTTTTCGCCCGTCTCGCCTTCCGCCTTTTCCTCGGCCTCGGGGTCGCGCTCGACGCTCACATCCTCCACGCGCTGCCCCGGCTGATTCGGCTGTATCAACTCCCCGTAAGCGTTGCCCGGCACGTCCTCCCACTCCTCGGGCGTGCGCGTTTCCTTGTGTTCAACCCACAGGGAAAAAACCGCCGTGCGCATCAGTAGCGCATCCTTGACGCCCTCGGACAGCGCGACGAATCCGCCCTCGCCGCAGCGCCCTTCCATGATGACCGATCGCACGATTGCGCTCTCCTGCTGCGCCTGCACTTCATCGTCCGGGCCCATCGCCTCAAATTCGATTGCGCCAGGCGCCTCGAGCGCGGGCAGGAGTTGCGCGACGACGGCCTCCGTCATGTCCGCCACGTCCAGCGACACCGCCGCCCGATTCGGGTCATCGGCCGGCGTCGATCCGTCGCCCGCCGTATCGTTGTCCAGCGTGCCGGAGAGCGCCCGGGGCTGTGTCGTATCGTTGGCGGGCAGCGTCCCGAGGTAATAATCCACCGCCATCTGGCGCGATCCGTTGTCCAGGCTGCGATCGATCTGCACCGCGTTCGCCAGTTCCTTGTCGAGAATGCCCGCGATTGTTTCCTTGTCCAGCATGACACTTCCCCTTCACGCCCACGCATCCGTGAGCAAATCTATTTCATCCACCTTCGCGATCCACATGCCGTCACTGTCGCCGCTGCCCGGGTAATTCAGCCCATAGCCGTCACGGTTGCCCTTGACGTGGTTTTTCCACTCCCACCAGGCGTATCCGACGCGCTCCTCCTTAAGCCGGCGCGTCGCGCGATCCATGTGCGCCAGGTCGCGATCCTCGCCTGTGCGCCGGCCCACTTGCTGGCCGTAGATCGGGCATCCCTTCTCATCGCGCAACCGCAGCAAATGCGCCAGCGACTTGTCGAACTTCTCGGGGTCGACCACGTACTGGTTCAGGAGGTTACCCGTGTACACGCAGTCTGTGCGTTCCTCGAGGTAAGCCTCCGCCACAAGCTTGATGTCGTAACTGTTGCGCGGCCCGATAAGAAAGGGCGTATCCGCGTCGACCTCACGCACGCCCGCTATGATTTCCCGGTACAGCCCCTGCACTTGCGAGGCGTATTCCGGCCCCCGCCCGCCAGCCGGCTCGGGCTGCAATTCCAGCAGCGCGATGCGCTCCCGCATGCGCAGTTCCGTCGCCAGCGCGGGCCACACAACCGTCGCATAAATCCGGCGAATGGACGCGTCAGTGAAAAAATTGTGCCCCTGAGGCCACGTCCCGTAAGGGTCGCAATACGCGATCGTTTCCGCATCCTGCAGCCCATTCTGGCCGCAGTCCGAATCGACGTTCGCAACGACCCAGGCGCCCGTGTCAATCACCGCATCGATCAGCCCTAGCCACTGCTCCACATTCTTGCGAAGGAGGAGCGCAAACCCATGGTTATCGCGCGAATCCGCGTCGCCCGGGCGCCACCATTTCAGATTCACGCGCACGCAGTTTGCGTGCATCGCGCGCACAGCCGGCGCATCCTCCGGCTTGTCCTCATTCCACGATCCAAAGCACGGCCCGCGCAGGATGATCGGCTTCCCGTTCGGCTTCACCAATTCGCCGCCCTCGCACCGTAGCCGCGCCGGCAATTCCCCGTCCCGTTCGCTCATGGTTCACCCCTTCACCCGCGCCGCAGCCGGCGCATGATCGCGCCAGAATTCGACGCTGGCGCACGCCCCGTCTCTGTCCAGTCCGTCAGCCGGTAGCGCGGGCGGGTCACGCAGTAGTACCGGAACATGTCAGCCCCGTGCGATGTCCAGTCATGCACCGCCGCCTTCCCCTCGATTTCCAACTCGTCATCATAGAGCGCGCGGTGCTGCCGCATGGCATCAATGAACGTCTCACAGCGCACGGAATCGATCCAGAGCGTAGGGAGCACCTGGCGCACCGCCTCGCGCCCGTCCTCGAGGGGGAGGTTCGCCGCCACCGCGAAGTTCATGCCCAGGCCGCGCGCGACCTCGAGCCGGCTGCGCCCCGTGCCGAGCTCGCGGACCGCCAGGTCATGCGGCCCGATCCAGTGCTTGACCGGGTAGCCCATGCGGTCTATCTCATCCTTGACCGCTTTGAGGCCCTTCCCGTGGAATTCCCGGTAATCGAACATGCGCACCTGGCCCGCGCTCTTGTGTTCCTGCAGGAACCCACAGGCGAACGCATCGCGCATGCCCAAATCCACCGCGACGATCACGTCTAACTCGGGATCGTAGTCCACCCGCCCGATGCGCCCCTCGCGCTCTGCGGCGGCGATCTGCTCACCGTAGTACGAGCCTTTTACCACGGCCTCAAAGCTACATTCGAACTCCTGCGCGTACTCCTCCGGGCTCATGTTGTCCCGCGCGACCTGCAGGTCTGCCGGCCCGATCGCGCCCGTCTGACTCGCGCGCAACATGTGCGCCCGCCAGTTCGGGTCGTCCCCCTTCGCCGCGCGCATGTAGGCCCGCTTTAATTGGTTCGCCCCGAGCGGTGTCCCCGCCAAGATCGCCCATCCCTGATAGTCCATCAGCGCGGGCAGGATCACTTCCGGGAAGACGCGCGGGCTCATGAGCGCGTATTCATCGAGCACCGCCCCATGGAGGTAGATGCCGCGTAAGTCATGGATTGAATCCGCACCCAGGAGCATGACTTTCGCATTGTTCGGCAGTCTCACGCTCAATTCGCTGGCGTTCGCCTTGCTGCCGCTCACTGCCGCCGTGTACCGCTTCACGTAGTCCCAGGCGATCCGCTTGGCCATGCGGTAGGTCGGCGCCACATACGCGAATTGAGGTTGCGGATGGCGGGCAAGCAAAGCCGCGCGAACAATGTGATTCACCAGGCCCAGCGTCTTACCGGCGCGGCGATGCGCGACAACCACCTGGAACCGCTCGGGCGCCTCATGGATCGCCCATTGATAGCGGCGCGGTGCGTAGGGGATTTCAATGATCTGCGACACAGTGAATTTCCGCCCGGCGCGCCAGGTCGACAAGCCACGCTGCGAACGCTGCCGGCGTGTGTTCCGCAGCCGCATGCGTAACTTCGGAAGTGCGCCCGTTGTCTATGCGCGACCAGCTTCCGTCCGGGTTGCGCTTGCGGTAGACGCGGACGCGATGCGAAGTTTCACCCATCGCCACAGGCGCCAAAGGCGGCACCATGCCGAAGGCATATAGCCATGTCAGCTTACGCGCAACATGCCCGAAAGCCGCCTGGTCAACTTGAATGCACCATCCGCCACATATCCCGCGCTGCCAGACGTTCGGCCCGGGCTGCGGTAGGTCAAAGACCCGCCACGCGCGACTATGCGCAGGATGCTCGAGCACGCCGCCCCATGTTCTAACCTGACGCAACGCGAGCGCGAATAAACCGCCGTCGTTGCCATAAGCGAATTCCGCCGCGCGATCCGGGTAGCGCACAAGCACCAGATTATTTAGGATAGACCACCGCTTGCAGGGGGGATGCGCGACCACCGGCGCCCCGCCAGGCCATTTGCGCGCATCGCGATCCTCGTCCCACGCGTCTACATGCGGGAGACTCTTGTAGATGGAATCCCGGCGCACGAACAATGCCGCTACGTCCCTCACGCATCCCCCGAATTCATCCATCGGTAGGTGACTTCTCCCGCATTCGGCCCGCCCTCTCCGCTGCCTAGCTGCATCGTTGCCATGCTGACCCGCGTCCACACGTAGGGCAGGCACTCTGCAAAGCGATTGAAGGCGAGGGAATCATTCCCCGCCAGCTTTGCCTGCATGGCAAGCTCGAGCATGTTCAAAAGCGGATCATGCGAGGATTTTTGGATCAGCGGGCGCAGGTCGCGCGGGCGACTCACACCGCGAATGCTCCTCTTTACGTCCGCGATGGTTAGTTCGTGCGCAACCGGCCCGAACATGTCCTCTTGAGGATCGATCGGCATCAGTTCGGCTGCGTCGGATTTCGCGTATTGCTCTATCGCTTCAGTCATGTCATTTGCCATGGTTTTCCCCTCTCGCTTAACCGGCTACAATGGACGCCTCATTAGAGCACCGAAGGGGCATGTATGCTGGAAATTCTGGGTTTCATGACGCTGGCGATTGTGAGCGGCCTGGCCGTCGCAGGGTCGCTTGCGTTCGTCCGCTTGCAACGCGAAGTTCGCGACACCGCAGTCATGCAGCGCCAATGCAGCGCCAGCGTAAACGCAGCGGTCGGCGGGCGCCTGGACGCGCTTGCCGCAGAGCTTGCATTGGTTCCGAAGAAAGCGAAGCCGGGGCGCAAGCCGGCGAGCACGGGAGCGAAGCGGGGGCGCCCGCCGAAATCGGCGAGCGCCCCCGCAGCCCCGGCGATCCCGCACACGGGATCGCCGGCCGCGAACACCGAACCCGCCACCGAACAATCGACCCTGGCACTCGTCAGCACGCCGAACGAATGAATGCACGGGGGCCGCGCCCCCGCGATTGTGGACAAGTCTCCGCCCCCAGGCTTGCGCCCGGGGACGGCCGCGAGCGGTGCAGACTTGCCCACAATCTCCCCCGCGATAGATAAATTGCCGGGAATTCCAACAGCCGGGAGCTTGCGGCCTCCGGCCGGTTCACCAGACCCCCCCCTACCCCCCAGCGATCAGCGCGAAGCGATCAGCGATAGACGGTAGGAGGGAAGGTCTGGCGAAACCTGAGATCGTTTCACCCCTGCGATGCTGCCGCCTCACGGCTTCAGCCCCCCGCCTTCGCAGTTCGACCAGGCGCCGGCATTCCAAGCCGGATTTAACCCTCTGTTCTGGGTGCGCCCGAGGAGGCCGCTACGCTATGCAGTTCCGCGCCCTGACGGCCCGGGAAAGCAAAAAGCCCTTTAAGACTCTTTCGCCCTGCCCGGTGATTGCGCCACCAGGCACCGCCTCGCGGCGGGGAGCGAAAGAGACTTAAAGGGCCTCTCTCGGTCGGTGGCGCAATCACTGACTGATTCCACTGTATCACGCCTTTCGCCAAATCCACAAGCACCGAACGGCTATTCGCTCGCGCTCGCGCTCGATGCGGCCGGGAAAGCCGGCGTCACGTCGTAGCCGATCCGCGCCGACACCGTGCAGCTTGCAAGCCACAGCACCAGGCACCAGGCCGCGATCGACCCGACCACGATGAGCCACCCACTACGCCAACTCATGGCCCGCCCCCGCCCGGTGGCTCGTATTCGCTCGGCGGGATGTAGGGTCCGGCCTCGGCCCCCGACAGGATCGCGCTGCCGCCCCGTGCCGCCGCCGCGCCGGCCTGGTTGCCTGCAGTCCATCCCGCCATCGCAGACCGCTGTGCCGCCGCCTGCCAGGCTTGCGCGGCCTCCGGGCTCGCCGCCATGTACCGCGCCGCCAGGGGCCCGACGACGGCCTTTCGCGCCGCCAGGGAGGCCATGCGGCCCGCCGTCGCCGCCAGTCCCCCTTCGAACAGCCCCGAGGTAGCCATGCGGGTAGCCGTACCCGAATCACCTACGATGTCCCGCCCGATCTGGCTCGAGGCGAACCTGAGCCCGTCGTACAGATCGCCCAGCGTATCCTGCCCCAGCGTGCCAGTGCCCGTGCGCTGCAGCGTCTGCCCCGCCTCATCGGCCCGGCCCCAGAACCCCGTTTTGTCGCTTGACCTCAGGATCCGCGCCGTCTGCCCCGGCAGAACCTGGCCATCGATCGTCGCCCCGCCCCGATCCATCGCCCGCAGCACTGACCACTGCTCCCGCGCCGTGTCGTAGGTATGCACGAGCGACGGACTGCCGCTCTTGAGCGCCGCCTTGCCTATCGTGTCGTCGATCGCGTCGAGCACCTGGCCAAGTACCTCCCCCCGTTCCGATTTGTTGGCCGCGTAGGCGTCGCGCATTTGTTTGCTCACGGACGATCGCATCTTCACCAGGTCAGACCCGTGCATCACGTCGCCGGCCTCGCCCGCCGCCGCGCCGGCACGGCCCTCCATGCCTTTTTCGAACTGCTTGAGCACCCGCCATGCCTCGCGCGTCGGCAGGCCCGCCGTGGCCTCCTCGGCCGCGATCGCCTGCAGGGTTCCGTAGAGCCCCTGCGTCGGCACGACCCCGATGTCATTGCCGACCTGGCGGAACGCCCGGCCGATCTGATCCTCCGCCGTCGCGCGCACCTGCGGCCCGACGTTATCGGCCTCCACGCCCATCGCCCGCGCCGTCAACCGGTTGATTTGCTGCGCGTTGTCTTGCTTCATCGCCTGCCAGAACGGGGCAAGCACCGGGTTGCTCGAGGCACTGGCCTCGACCTGGCGCATGACCGGATCATTGAGCGCCTGGCCCGGCGTCACCTGCAGCCCGGCCCGCCGCGCGCCGTCTATGACCCCCTGCTGCCCCTCATCGAGGCCCCGTCCGGCCTCCTGCGCCGCCTGCTGCCCGGCCCGCGCTTCCATCATCGCGGCCCGGCCCGCCCGCACGCGCGAAACCATGTTCGAGGCCAGCATCCCGCCGCCCATCATCCCCAGGCCCTCGAGCGCATCGGCGCCCAGCTCGCCGCTCTGCGATCCGGCTGCGCCCGTACCGCCCGCGATGGCCGCATTCGTCGCCAGGCGCCCGGTCCCGCCCGCCGCGATGTCGGCCCCCAGCACGCCGAGCCGCCCCGCCCCGATCCCCATGCCCATCGGCAGCGTCGCCAGCCCCGGCAGCATCGACCCGACGGCCGCGGCGACGGGCGCCTCTCCGTGCAGCCGATCGCGAATCAGCGCCGCCTCGGCCCGCTCATCGGCAATCTGACGCTGGGCATCCTCGTCCCCGCGCAGCCCGGCCCACAGGTCGCGCGCGTTCCGGCCCCACGTCGACAGCGTATCGCCCGCACCCACCATCGCCGCGTCGATCGCGCCCGTGGAAAGCCGCTCCGGCTTCGCCGCCGCCGCCTCGTCCGGCTTCACGGGCACCTGCCCGACCGGCACCCACTGCCCGCCCCGGAGTTCGAGAACTTCCCCCGTCTGCGGATTCTTGACTTGCACGGCCCGCCCCTTTCAATGCTTCACGGGCTCGAACCCGTGCGGCACCTGCGGGATTAACCAGGGATTCGCCCGCAAATGCTGGTCAACCTTATCCTTGAATTGCTGACGCATTTCCTGGTAGCCGGAGGCGATCGTCGAATTCCGGGTGAGCATCGATCCAATGCTCGTCGGGTCGGCAATCTGCTCCTCCAGCCTTTTCTGCTCGCCCTCCTGCAAGACACCCATGTCGCGCAGCTTTGCGATGTCCGAAATGACCTGGCCCCGGAGCACGGAATACTTCGCGGCCGTCTGCCCGTACAGTTCCGTCCCCACGCCGCCGAGGCGCACTTTGCGCCCGTTCGCCGTCGTCGTTTCCTTGCCCTCGAGCAAATCCAGCATCTGGCCCAGGCGCCCCTGCGCCGCCTGCAGGCTTTCCATCGTCCCCACGCCCTTCGCGTAGTCCGTCGTCCCCGGGATCGGCGCCGCCACTGCCTGGCCCGCCGGCCCCGGCTGATACACCCATCCGGTGGGAAGCGCCGGCATCTTCGAGCCGGCGCCGGCCTGCTCCTCGCGCCAGGCTTGCGTATGCTGCTCGAGCGCCAGCGTTTTGTCCGCCCGCGCGCCCGTTGCCTGCTGCAGCCCAAAACCCGCCTGCCATTCCGCCGCCTGGCGCCGGGCGTCCGCCTCCCACCGCGCCTGTGCCGCTGCCGCATCATCGCGCCCGGCGCCAAACGTCCGCTCAAATCGCGCTTGCACCGCCGCGGCATCATCGCGCCCGGCCCCAAACGTCCGGTCAGCTTCCTGCTGCTGCTGCGCCCGATTGAATGCGGCATTGAGGAGGTTCACGCCCGCCGACTGCTGCCCGCGCAGCCCCGACACACCGGCCGCAAATTCCAATTGCCGCTGCATGTTGGTCGGATCGGCGAGGAGGCCGGTGCCGCTCGTGTGCCCCATGTTGCCGGCCTCGTCCGGGGGCCCCATCGCCCCCGGCGCCGTGCCGAGCAAACCCCGGTACTGTGACGCGACCTCATCCGCCTGCTGATCGCGCATGTGTTTCTGGAACCAGTCATTTCCCGCGAGGAGGCCCAGGCCCAGCAAAAGAGGCAACATGGTCTAGCCCTCCGTCAACTCTTTCCGCCAGCGACCCCGACACCCGACCCCTGCGACCCGCCCCAGCTTCCCGAGGTCGCGGAATTGCGCGACATCGATTGACCGCCCGCCGCGTTCGCCGCCATCTGGTTTGCCCAGTTCGTTGCCTGGTTGCTCGCCTGCTGCGAGGAGAGCACCGTCGGCCCGCCGATGATCCCCGCCGCTGTCGTGAGCGGCGCCATCTGCATGCCCTGGATCGCGCCCGCCTGGCCCAGCGCCTGGCCCGCGAGTTGCTGATCCGCGCCGTATTGCTGGGAATACATGCCCGCGACGTTCCGGGAAAGTTCGTTGCCGAAATCCGAGGCCGCATGCGCCCGCGCCAGGTTATCGCGGGGACTGCCGTACTGCCCGGCCTGCACGCCGCGCGCGTCCATCTGCGGCATGATGTCGCGGTTAAATCCCTGCGTCGCGTCCTGGATCGCCGCCTGCACTGACTGATGGAAATACGGGTTGCCGCCTGGCGTGAGTTGATTCGCCCACGCGTTCTGTGCCTGTCGCGCCACCCCTTGCGCCTGCTGCCCGAACGTCCCTTGCCCGCCCATCATTTGCTGCGCCTGGCCGTAGAGTTGCGCCAGCGCCGGCTGCTGCGCCCCCCAGACATTCTGTTGCCCCGTGGATTGCCCGGTGGATAAGCCGCCCGACTGCCCCCACGAACTGCCCTGTGAATAATTGCTGCTGTCGGTCATCCCCTGCGCCGCGCTTTCGCCGCCTTGATGCGATTCGTCGTGCTTGACGCTGCCCATGATGAAACCTCACAGTCCCCCGACCAATTCCGCAAATTCGACCGGCGTGACAATTTTGTCCACGTCCGCCGTCCCGATGATCGTCCGCACCTCGAGGCCATACGCGCGCAGCGCCAGGCCCCATCCGCGCCGGCCCATGATGACCACGCGATCCGCATGCGCCAGTTCCGCCAACCGCTTGCAAATCGCGACCATGCCCCCTAGCCACTCCTCGAGGTCGACCCCGCCCGTGCACACGCTCGCGACGTACCGCTTGCCGTGCGCATCCGTCCCATGCTCGAAAACCTGTGCGCCGATGACCGCCCCGCCCCGCAGCACGATCGCCAGCAAATACTGCCCGCGCTCGATGCGCTCGAAAACCTGGTCTGCTGTCCATTCGTTTTGAACCGAAAATTCCAGCGCCGCCGCCAGGTAGTCGCGCACGAACGGCCACACCCGCCGCAGGGTGTCGCCCGTCTCGACCAGCGCGAAGGTCAGCCGCTCATCGCTCATGTCGCGCTCACCAGCTTCCATGCGCCGCCATCGCGCAAATACAGACCCGCGTTCGCCCCCAACACGGCGGGCCCGACGTACATGAGCATTCCGTCCTGAGGCTTGAAATTGGCGGGCGGAGGCGCGTCGACCCGCTGCAGCGTCACGATGGAAAACTCCGGCCCCTGCACGAATTGCTGCAGGAAATAGAACAGCCGCCCGCACCAGCGCAAAATGTCGATCCCGTCCCCGCTCTGCGGAGGAGCACCCACCGCAAAAATTGCCGCCATCCCCGTCTGCGTAGTCACTGCCGGCCCCCTTCGTCGAATTCCAGCGAAAACCCGGAAATCGTCGGCTGCTCCGGCCCGGCGCAGGTGAATCGCACACCCACGAATCGGCCGCGTGCGTTGCAGTCATGCTTGACGCTCTGCCCCAGCGTGAACGGCCGCGCCGGCCCCCAGGACACCGTTCCGTTTGCCGCCAATTGCCCGCCGACCTGGATTTGCAGGACGGCGCCGGCCGGGCCCTCGATGACCGGAATCAACCGCTGCAGCTTCGCGACCGTATCGCCCCGCCCGACCCGCAGCCCGGTACGCTCGAGCGTGCCGGTGAGGTTTTCGCCTGTCCACCGTTTGAACCCCTGATCCAACACGTACACGCCGATTTCCGGCCCCGCCGCGAGTGCTTTGGGACGGTAGCCCCCCGGAATCCCCTCATCCCAGAATCCGCCGTCATCCTGCCAGGTGCCGCTGTCGCCGTCCCAGGTCAGCTTCACCCCCTGCGCCAGCATGCCCATCCACGCCCCGGTGCAGTTCGGCAATTCGCGAACGCTCCACTTGTCGCGCTCGAAATTCCAGACAATGGAATAGTTGCACCGATCGTCGCGTCCCAGCGCCACGTTAAAGACGGCCTCCGCCGCGCCCGCATCCACGTACCCGTGCGCCAGGCCCAGGCCCGCTTTGCTCATCTGCGAAAACAACCAATCCTTCAGCCGGCCCTCGCCGAGAGAGCGCATCTGCGTGCCGTCCATCTGCACGATATCGCCCGGCGTGAGCGCGACCTGCGTCCCCTTCACTTGGAGCACGCAATTCAGATTAGCCGCGCCGGCCGCGAGCGACACTTCCCGCGCGACGTAGACATACGGCAGACCCGCGAATTCCACCGCGAACACGCCCTCCGTGCGCCAGCACATCAGCGAATTTCCGAGCGGCTCGAGCGCCTGGATAGGCCCCTTGCCCGTGCTGAGATTCAGGCTCCCCGCCTGGTTCGTGGTCGTCGGGTTCCACGTCACCGGCACCGATCCCGCGACCGCCACGTCCGACCAGCACAGGAGCGAATCCTCGACCGCCGCACCGTAGAACCCGCCCGCGAAAAGATGCTGCCCGAAAGCGCCGATCACGCGCGCTTGCTTGCCGGCGATCCAGCCGGGCAGGGGCTTGACCGCACCGGACACCAGCGTCCCGTCCCAATACCACGGCGGGCGCTCCCGGTAATTGAAAACCGCCACACCCCCCAGCACGGCCCCGGTCATCGTCCCCGGCGTGAACGCCGTCCAATTCGCCGGCACCAGCGTCGCCACCACCGCAGACCCGTCCGACACCCCCACGCCGCCCGGGCCCATGATGAGGGAATACGGTGTCGCGTCGACCGGCGCCAGCATCCCGAACTGAGGCACCACGCTCGCGAGCGTGTGCAACCATGCCTGGCCCCCGGCGAGCTTCATGCCGGCGCCGGACACCCGGAAATTCATGCAGGAGGTATAGACATCCGGCCCGCACGCCGCCGCGACCTCATCGAGCACCACGCCCGACGGGTCTAGATCGACACTTTGCCTGGGCATGCTGTGCCTTTCAGGTCAGACCTGTGCCCCAGATCGTCGCGACATTCGCAGCCGTGAAAATGATTTCAGCGTAGCCGCCCACCGCCAGCGTGCGATTGCCCGTCACCACCGTTCCGGTACCGAAATTCAGCGTGACGCCGGTTGAAACGATGGTGATCGCCGCCGAGGCTTTGCTCAGGATGTACAGCACGTCACCCGCCACGAAAATCGCGGCAAGGGTGATATTGCTGCTGATCGTTTGCGCGACGATCAGCTTTCCGCGATCGGAAAGCTTCACCGTGTACGCAGCCGGCGCCAGCACCACGGGCCGCTGCCGGAACCCGACTTCCGTCGGATCAGCCGGCGCCGTCGCGGGCGGGGAATAGAGGAGCGTGCCGGCGCCGTCGAATCGGCCACTCTCGACATTCGCGATTTTGAACCGCAGCGGATTGGCACCCGCGACCGACAGGGACGAATCCCCCGGGAAGACCACCGCGCCGGCCGTCATCCGCAAGATTTCCGCGCCACTCATGGCGAACCCGAGGCCCACGGCCGGGATACGGAACATGCCCCAGGGCTGCAGCTTGAATGAATAGCCGGGCAGCGCCGCCGTCCCGTCGACCGCAGCAAAGCCCGTCGTCGCGGCCCCGGTGAGCACCGCCAAATCTTCGTCCGTCGCCGCGACGGCGCCGTTCACATTCGGGAAAGTGTTCACCAGGACATTTTTGATGCCGCGCAGGTGGTCGTCCCCCTCGCGCTTGTCGTCGCCGCCCGTCGGGTTCGCCGGCACCAGGTTCGCAATGAACTTGTCCGCCCCCACCAGATTCTCGAGCGCCATGGTGTCCCCTTCAGCGCGATTTCATTCGCAGACTGCCGCCCGACTGCCGCAGCCGCGCATCCTTCGCGGTCAGGTCGTCGACCATGCCGCGCCAAAGTGTTTCCGCCGTCGCTTGCGAATCGTTGTCCTCGATGAACCGATATTGTTCCGCGCGGGCCGCATGCAACCAGATTCCGGCGTAGCTCACCGAAAGCCAGTTCGTCTGCGCCCCGGTGATCGGCAGCGGGAGCGCGTTGTACACGAACGCCAGCGCATTGAGCGCGGGCAGGACGTGCAAGCACTTCCCGAACAGTGAATAGCAGCCCCCGAGGTTTTCCGGCGCCTCGAGGATGATCCGCTGCCAGGTGCGCGGCGGGATGTATGTCATGTCCCGCCCCACCGCCACCGCAGACCCGAAATCGGCCGGCAGCGGCGCGATGCCGTTCACCACCACCAGGGGAGGATTCACGACGGTTTCCGCTTCCATCGGAAAAAACGACTTCGCGATTTCCTGGCGCGCGAGCTCGAGCGCCGTGGGCTCGTTGTTCACCGTCGCGGGGTCGTCGCGCTTCATGTAGCCATTCAGCGCCGCGCGCAGCTCGTCGGCCGTCATCGCGTCGCCTTCGCCGGCTTCGCCTTCGCCTTGACGCCCTCGAGGCGTCGCTTGACCTCCTCCGGCGGTTTCACGGCCGGCGCTCCAGTGGGCAACGGCCGCGCGCGGCCGTCGCCGAGGTCTAGCTCACCCTGATCCGATTCGCTCGGCGTCGCCCGCTTGATGGCCGCGCCGCCCCGCACGAATCGCCGATTCCCGGCGTTCGGCGTGACGCGTTGCACCGCGACCTGGCGCGGCCGGTAAACACTGGTCATATCCGCTCCCTCACACGGTAGGGGATGGATTCAGGCGAGCGCATGAACCGCAGATACGCCCTCGAGCGGATTTGCGGGTCTTTGCTCGCCAGGTCAGGATACTGCCGGCGCAGTTCCATCCATTTGAGGAAAGGGATGGACAACGCCCACCGCCCCAGGCCGTCGCGATCGGCGACGGGATCGCACTTCTGCAGTTCGGCGTTCGTCTGCAGGATCAGCGACTCGTCGGGCTGCTCCGTCACGACCACGATCCCCGACGCCGTTGCTTGTGGCCGGCACCAGAACATGGCCGCGATCCTCCTTTTCAAGGGGGTCGGGCACCCTCCACAGAACGCCCGACCGGGGCACTATCTGCCCGACCTTGTACAGCGTCAACTCCCTCGGGGCATCAGGGGATCACGAACGCCGACGCGAAGCCCGCGCTTCCGGCTCGTCCGTCCCTTCGCCAAAGACGCCCGCATCCTCGGGCGGAGGCTCCTCCTCGAGGGTCGCGATGACGGTGGCCGTTTCGTCGACGCCGCGAATCGCCCCGTGCGCCTCCTCGGAAAAGACTTTCAACGACCAGTCGACGTACATTTCCCCCTTTTGCGAAAGCCCCGTCTTCGCAAGCTCGATGGTCGTCGGCCGCGCCAGGTACGACAGGCTGACCTTCTCGGGATCGATCAGAAAGAGGGTCGACACCACCGCCGAGGTCGGCTGCTGCAGCCGATTGGCGACCATTTCCAGCACGACCCCGAAATCCGTGACAAAGACATTGACGCTGCCGGTGGCAATCGCCGCACCGCGCTTTTCGTTCACGTCAGACATCAG